GTTGACTGGACGGAGGAAAATTAATGGTTACGCCGAATCCCAAGGCGCATATGTCGCCTAAAGACTTAACCCGTGTCCTTGCGCTTGAAGCTCAAACCGTTCCCGGCTGGGGGCTTAACGATAAAGCGTTTCACGCTTCCTTTGCTGCCAATCGTGAAGCTTTCTCTTTTATTGCAAAGATTCACCAAGCCATTAAAGCCTTTTATTTGAACCAGGGGCATACCGTTGAGCAGTGGCAAGTTGTCAGCTCAAACCTTAAACAATTTAACCGCGTTTGGCGTCAGTCATTGGGATTGATGCCGGACGATTCACCACCACCGTTGGCATTCCGCCGAGTTTTACCAAAACCTTCTTTCATACTTAATCAGGAAAAATCCATATGAAATTTATAGTTGCTTCTGCATTCACTAACACTGGCATTGCTAAAGTCTCACAACAACCTTATTCAATGACTCGTGCGCTGGTTTTAATGCCGTTTACCGATGTTGAGAACTCCAATTTTCAATCACGCGGAGAGGGATTCAGTGCGGTTGAATTATCGGTTGCTTCATCTTTTGCCACCCAATTTCAGAATCAATTTAATTCGTCTTTTAAAGGTTCTCCCGTTCAAATGGAGCTTATTACTTCGCTGGATCGTGAGGGTCGAAATGTTATTGTCGGTCTTGAGTCTCCGCAAAATAAGACTGCGGCTTAAACAATGACCGGAACAACTCAACGTGTTTTGGTTTGTGTTGATAGCGTTTCGGCTCCTACCTCTGCTTGGATTCTTGAGGCTTGCCCCGCTTACCTAAATAACGGTTCTACACAGTATCAAACTATCGCGGTTGTTCCGGCTTACGTGCTTGATTCAAGCATGGCCGCTGGTATTGAGGCTTCTTTAGGGCCCTTTGATTATGTTTATGCTGCCGGTCTCTGGACATTATCTTTTACCTTTGTTGTTGCTTTGTTTTTGGTCGCCAGATCATCGGGTGTCGTCATTAATTTTATTCGGGGTCGCACCTGATTAAAGAGCGTACCGGCGTTTTTCCGGTTTTTTTTGTTGTAAGGAGTTTTATTATGTTGAGAGTTTTTTTAGCTGCATTATTGTCTTTTGTTTTTGGTTCAAGTGCGTTTGCTGTTGGCCCTGATATGTCTGGTTTAACCTCTGCCGTTGATTTTGGCACGGTTACAGTTGCGGTTCTTGCTATCGCTGGCATGTTGGCCGTTGTTTATGTTGCTGTAAAAGGCGCACAAATTGGTTTGGCAATGCTTCGCAGCAAATAATTTACTGCGGATCGGAAGGGGGGCGTCTTTGTTTGTCGCTCCCCTTTTTTTTGATTTTAAGAAAGTGAGGTTTTCCAATATGAAAAAAATCGCCGCTCTAATCGCTGGTTTTTTTGCTTCTTCAAGTGCTTTTGCTGTTGGCCCTGATATGTCGGGGTTGATGAGTCATATTGACTTTGGAAGCTCTATTGTTTCGGTGCTTTCTATTGCGGGTGCTATCGCTGTTTGCTGGGTGGCCGTTGACGGCGCTTATATGGTGTTAGACATGATTCGTTACAGGAAGTAGTTAAAACGTTAGGGGTGTTGCTTTCAATGAGCGCCCCTTTTTGGGGGTTTTGTGACGATTAATGATCTTTGGTATTTGTTTGTTTTCGCTTGGGGCTTGGTTTCGGCCTGGGCGGTTGTTGAGGGTTTAAAGTAGGGGGTTGGTTCGATGCGTCGATTTTTTGTTGTTCTTTTGATTTTTATTTTTTCACAGTCTCAGGTGCAAGCTTCTGTTGTCGGTTCTGCTTCAAAAATGGCTTCTGCTGTTTCTGGTGCTATTCAACAAAAGCTTGTACGGGCGGGTTTTGCGGCTAATGATCCACGATTTGCTGCCACTGTTGCGGCCGCTTCTGTTTCTGTAAATGACGCTATTACGGTCGCCACTTCTACGGCTGGCCTGGGTATGGCCGTTGCAGGTGTGGCCGGTTTACCGGCCTGGGCTACTATTGCGGTTGGTCTTGGGATTGCGGCTATTGCTTTCGGTGCTTATACGTTATTGACGGGCAATTCGGCGGGTGGAACTGGGCTTGTTGCTCCTGGTGTTGATCCTAAGTTAAGTACGGTTGCCGTTTCGTCTGAAACTCGAACTCCTGATGTTGTTTGTTTACCTGGTGATACAACTTGTGTTCCTTATACGGGTTCTTTTGCTTCGGATGTTCCTTCTCAATATGGCCCGATTTGGGGCGGTGATGGTCTTACTCATGCCATTCGTAATTATGGTGATTTGTTGCCTCTTGTTACAGCTGAAGCTTTAAATGGTTGTACTGGATGTAGTCTTTCTATGGTGCAACAAACTAATAATGGTTTGGGTCAAATTGGATATTCTTACACATTGAATAAGCCTAATCTTTCGCCCACTTATGCTACAAAATATACAAAGGCTAATCCTGCGTATGTGGCTCAACCGATTACCCCGACTACAACACACGAATCTTTTGATGCTGCTGTTGCCGCTCTTCCTGATTCTTCTCTTACAACGCCTTTAAGTGGTCAGACTGTGGCTGCTATTGCTGATAAGGCTTTTCAGAATGCTGCCGCTAAGCCTGGCTATGTCGGTTATCCTTATTCAATGACTGATCCCGTTACTTCTGCCGATGTTTCGACGTGGCAAATGCAAAACCCGATGACAAACCAGCTTCCAAATGCTGCTGATTTGTTGAACCCTATGACTCAGCCGGTTACTTTGCCCGCTCCTACAACGACAACAACTACAACGTCAACGACTACGCCAACCACAGCGACAACAACCGTTGATCTCGGTCCTAATCCTGGTATTGCTGCGCCTACTCTTGAATCTACTCCGACCGCTGCACAGATTCTTGCACCGCTGTTGAATTTAATGCCTGATCTTAAGTCTTTTGTTGTTCCGTCCCATACTTCGACTTGTCCACGTCCTACCGCTTCAGTTTGGGGTCAAACGCTTACTTTATCTGGTCATTGTGATTTGCTTGATGCTCCAGCGGTTTACGATACGCTTTATGCCGTTATGTTTTTGGTTTGGACAATGGTAGGTCTTTTTATTGTTTTAAAGGCATAAGGGGGCCTCATGTTTGGGATTTTAACGTCTGCGTTTAATGTTGTACTTGGGTTTGTTTTTCGGTCGATCATTGTTAAGTTTGTGTTGTTTTTTGGTCTTTTCTTCATTACTACAGAGTTCATTCAGGTTTTGGTTAGTTCAGGCTTACTGCCTACTGCAACGTCCTTAAATGGCGTTTTTGGTGGCATTCCTGCTGGGGTTTGGTATTTCCTCGATCTTTTTAATTTCTCAATGGGATTTTCAACGGGTTTAGCTGCTTTTGTCACTCGGTTCATTATTAGGCGCATGCCGGTGATTGGATAGGGGAGGGGGTTCAATGCCAATTAATGTTTACACCGGTCTTATGCGTTCCGGCAAAAGTTACGAGGTTGTTTCAGAAGTGATCGTTGAGGCTATCGCCTTGGGTCGTCGTGTTGTGACTAACGTTGATGGAATCTCGAATGATTTGGTTCGGGAATATGTCGCAGAGAAGCGCAAAATCGATATTGATAAACTCGGCCACGTTTTTCACGTTGTTAACGAGGATGTTTTTAAGGCTGATTTTTTTCCTTATTTTGATGACCATAGGGGCGAACATACCGACACTATAGCTCAACCAGGGGATTTAGTTTGTATCGATGAAGCGTGGCGTTTCTGGGGATCGGATCAAAAGATTCTGAAAAATCACAAATCTTTCTTTCTTGAGCATGGCCATTTCACTCATCCCGATACCGGTATTGCTTGCGATTTGGTCATGATGATTCAGGATATGGGAACGCTGCACCGGTCGATAAAAGCGGTTGTCGCTTTCTCTTTTCGTACACACAAGAAAGTTTCCCTGGGCATGGGCAATACGTACAGTGTGACCATGTGGGAAGGCTCCAAAATGGTCAAGGGTTCGTTAATTGGTTCTTGGGTTCGTCGTTACGATAAAAAGGTTTTTCCGCTGTACAGCAGTTTCAAGGGTGGCGCTGATGGCAAGATGGTCAATGTTGATAGCCGTCAAAACATATTCAATAATCCTAAGCTATGGCTGGGAATCGCGGCGCTTTTTGTGGTTGGTTTCTTTTCGCTTCGTACTATCTGGGCGTTTTTTCATCCAACGCCGGTGGCCGTTATTGCCGAGACAAAAGAGACGGGCGCTAAAGGTTCTACTTCCGCTCCTGTGCCTGGCACAACTCAATATGCTGCAGCCAATCCTGTGCCGGTTCCTGCCGCCCCTGCTTTTTCTGAATCCTGGCGTTATGCCGGACAACTAAAGCTGCCGAATACGACCTATTCGGTTGTCATGGGTTCCTCTGGCCGTGTTCGTTTTGAGTCTCCTTCTGTTTTTCATAACTCCGGCCTTGCTTCGGTTGGTGATGTGGATGGAAGCAAGGTAACGTCTTTTTCTGGTTCTTCCGTAGGGGTAAAAAAATGAAAGTCTTTATTCTCGTGATGGCTTTTTTTTTGGCTTCCTCTGTTCATGGTGCTGAGCATAAAAAGGCATTCCCAGGCGGAGTTTCGTTTGAGCTTGATTCTGTGCCGGTATCTGAGATTGTGCGCGTGATATTTACCGAAGTCGTGAAAACTCAATACGTTCTCGATCCGGCGATAATAGCCGATACTCGCCCCGCTTCTTTCCGTTGGAATTCTGAAACGGGTAGCGTTCGGCCTTTCCTCCTGGCTTTTTTGGATTTGATGGGCTACCAGATTAAAACGGTGTCTGGTGTGGATCTGATTAGCACTAAACAGGAAGTTAAAGAAGTAGAGAAGCCTGAAGCCGAGAAAGAAACGTTTGTCTATCATCCTCGCTTTCGCGATGGTTCGTATTTGGCTGATTTACTCTCACCATTGCTTAAGGGTTCTTTTACCGCTTCACGGGCCGTACACGCCCCGGAATCATCAAAACAAGATAACAGCATGGTTCCCCCTGGTTCCGCTGCCGCCATAGTCGATAGAAAATCGGATACGCTTGTTTTCTCCGGTACGGATAAGGAAATCGAAAAACTGAAAAAATTGCTGGTTGAAGTCGATACGTCAAGCGGCGAGGTGCTGGTACGCGGCTTGCTCTATGAGGTTAATACGGGCAATCAACAAGGTACTGGAATACAGCTGGCCGCTTCGCTTCTTTCAGGTGCTCTGATGACGGGTTTTGGCGGCCCTATTGTTCCGGTTGCATCTGCGGCCATGAATAGTTATTTGCATTACAAGGGTTCCCCTGTGGCCGGTGTCTCAGTCGATGCCGTTATGCAGGCGCTTTCGACCGATACCCGTTTTAAAGTTGTCTCCTCGCCGTCATTGCGGGTTTTATCTGGTTCAACGGCTCATATCACCATAGGCCAGGATGTGCCAATTTTGGGCGCTTTATCGTTTCCCCAGGGGGCAGGGCAGGCGGTTCAATCTGTCCAGTATCGTTCCGCTGGCGTTTTGTTCGATTTAACCCCGTCTGTTCGTGAATCGGTGATTGATCTTAAAATCAATCAACAAGTCTCTAGTTTTGTGCAAACAAATACCGGCGTTAATAACTCGCCGACACTGACAAAACGGGAAATATCAACGAACGTTTCAACGAATACCGGTGATGTCATCATATTGGGCGGCTTGAATGAAACCAAGTCAACCGAGACAGATGCCGGCTTTTCCTTTATCCCCGATTGGTTCTTTTCTCATACTGAAGATAAGAGCGAGTCTGAAATTATTTTGATCCTGCAAATAACTAAGGTTTAAGGGATGTATCCAATCCCACGCCCTGAAACTTCGCCCGGAGTGCGCCAGCGCGAGGACGAAGTTTTAGGGTGTGGGGTTATGCTAAGTATTTTTCTGAGAAATTTGGTCATGACCAATTTTTCGCGCCCGCGAAAATTGTTGCCTGTACACAAAGTAAAAGGATAATTACGGTAATTATCGTAATTATCGTAATTATCGTAATAGGGTGATTATCATTTTTTAATCAACCTTATTACATATCATACTGTATCGTATTGATATTATTACGATACAGTATGAAACAATACGATACGATACGTTTTCTTCATTTATTTAATTTGCACTCTGGATAATGTACCTTTGTAGACAGGCGTTAGCCGTCGCGGCGTAAGCAACTGGCGCTTGCGTCATTTAACTTGTCCAATAGTGGCGCTTAGCGCCCATGCTGCGCGTGGGTAATGGCTCAATCCGGCACTTCCACAATATCGCGCAATACCGTCA